CAGATTCTTGAAATGCAGTTATGTCTGCTGGAGTTAAAGTTTTTGCTTGTCCAAATCCTTGTCCTAGTAAGTAATTTTGTAATTCTGTAAGGCCCGCACCGGGAGCGGCAGTATAAGTTGCTGTTGAAGGAGTAGATTCAAATTCACTAATGTCAATTAATGTTTGTTCGTCAACACCTAATGCGTTAGCAATGTCCTCAAATGCAAACTGATCCTGCTCCATGAAGTTAGCTACATCATCTTGCGTAATTGTTTTTGGTTGTGTGCCATAGCCCAAAGAACTTAAATAACTACCTAGAGGAGTTTGTATAGCCGTGGTGTCATAAACAAGTTGATTACCCCCCGAAGTGTCAATGGCTTGGCTAAGAATATCTGTACCTGAAGTATCAATACCTTCTACAGTGTCTCCACCAAGACCTCCAGAAAACACATCATTATTTTGATCTCCAGCTACAGCAGCGTTTGATATTGCAGGGGGAATTTCTGGAGGTATGTAAGTAGTACCACTAGTAGGGCCACCATATTCAGGCTTTAAAGACCTTAAATAACTATATTCGGGTATTTGGATAGTGTTTGGATTTAACGCACCGCCCCCAAGCGCACGACCAGTAGCAACAAAACCACTGTCTGTAGGAAAAGCAGGAGTTCCATAATCAAAATAAGTTCTACCATACTCACCGGGTCTTCTAATAGCCTCGTTGTTTTGATTACTCACTTCTCCCCCTGCTTGATAAACATATAAACCTTTTAAAATATCTTCTTCATCTTCTTCAGTAGTTACAAAAGGTTGATCTAACCCTTTAGCAAAATCATACAAATAATCTATGTCTACTAAATCACCGGGTTCTTCTTTAATCCCTCGAAAACCAGAAGGCAACAAAAAGCCGCTGCCGCTGTTGCCCCCGCCTTCGCCACCACGAATAGAGCCTCTAATTTCATTTGATTTTCTTACGGTTCCTGTAGTTTCATATTTGTAGGGGTTGATATTACCCCTTACATCCATACCGGATACACCATCAGAAAAAGCAGTTTCTACATTTCCGCTGCGTATATCTGAACCGCTAAATCCACCTTTTATGTCACTACCAGCAAAACCACCTTTTATATCACTACCAGCAAAACCACCTTTTATATCACTACTAGCAGCTCCTTTTATTCCTACACCTCTAATAGCGCCTGAAGCTCCTAAATCTCCGGCAGCTCCTCTTACACTCTCTAGTGTTTCTATACCGCCTCTAACACGAGGGGCTACTCCACCCCGTGGCCCACGCTTTTCTAAATAACCTTCTATTTTACCGCTGCTTGTTACAGTTTGAGAGTCAGTGCCGTCTGTTCCAGTAGTAGTAGTAGTGTCAGTACCATCTCCACCAGTAATAGTCCCTTCTGTACTTACCCCTACAGTAGTGTCCTTGGTGTCCTTGGTATCTTCATCAGCAAAAATTGCAGTAGGGTCAAAAGTCTTATTTACAACTTCCCCTGCACTAGCAATAACCTCTCCGATACTAGGAAGATTCGCCCCTGTTGTAGTTATTAACCCCTCGTCTGCAACTGTCCCTGCCCCACCTATAATCTCATCTAATACTGGTATACCGGTGGTTGCAGCAATAATAGTATCGCCATGTTCTCCTATTTTTATGGGGAGATTCGGCCCTGTATCCCCGTATTGGAATGTTCCTGAAAGAGTACCTTCTAGTAACCCCGGCAGGTTATAAACCATCTGGCTAAAAGTCGGTGCTCCCGTTACCCCTGACAATACATTTGAAGCCGTGCCACCTGCTGTTACAGCACCACCAAGCACTCGCTCCAGTATCGTTGGGTCTGTGCTTCCTCCAAGTTTTTCAAAGGCAGCTTTTGCAGCTAATAATGCATCTGTTAGGTCTCCTTTCTCTTTAAACCAAGCCTCTGTACTATGCGTCGAATGAATCGGCGCTGTCTGATGTTTTGCCAAAGCTTCTATAGCCTTTTTATAAGCAGTTTCTGCATCTATATAAGCTTGCTGTTTTTCCTCTTCGGTCTCGGTAGAAATATTATTCGCGGCTGCTTGGTTCTGCGCGGCTGCTAGTTTATTCGCTAAACTGGAAGTTGTAGCAGCGCCCCCATATATAGTATTAACTATATCTCCCCACGCTTTGTCATACTCATAATCCTCAAGTTGTTCTTCAAGACCATAATCTCCAAAGGAAGTTTCAGTAGAGGAACTGGCAACTTTAAGACCATCTACGTCTGCTGCGGTTATAGTTTTACCTTGTTTAATTTGGTCATAAAGAGCATTTACTTGGGCATTGGAAAGAAAAGCGACTTTCCCTTTGCGACCAATCTTAGCAAGCGCTTGTTTTACTACATCTCTTCTGTCTTGTTGCTGGGCCATTTGGCCAACTTCGGCCCCTTCTAACAACCCTGCTGTATACGCTATATTGGCCTGAGTGGATAAAAAAGCATCTGCATCCCATGCGCCTAGATCATAGCCACCCGTGGGCCCACTCCCGGCCGGAGGAATTGCATCTATCACCCCCTCAATATCCCCATAGTCTTCATTGTTAGCCATTACGGTAGGGTCTCCGGTAGTGCCGAAACTAAAGTTACAGTTACTAACGTAGACGGTATGGCAGGGCGAGGGCTGGATGCTGCCTGATAATCTATCGTCACGTTTGTATCGTCTGTTGCCCACATAAGTTCTATGTATTGCCCTGCTTGTACGTCAATCGTAAAGCTATATTCAAAATCATCCACACCACCGGAGCCAGATACTATGTGCTCTCTGGCGGTATTGGCTATATCTACGCCACTCCTGCGAACCCAGAAGTCCAGCGTTTTAGAACTAGCACTGCCGCTAGTTATCTCTACCGAAAGCTCAAAATTGTAAACCCCTGAATACGTTGGAGTTATTTGCGTATTAGAACCTCCGGCTATGCTTATGGCTTCTCCTAAGTACGTATTCTCAAACTGCAACGCATACGCTGTATTGGGCGAAGCAGCGTTCTGATCTGTAGTAGAAAAGAACTTGGCATTGGGCACACTTAAAAACCTGCCGCCATACTCTCCGGTTAACAAGTTTACACTGTTAGACAACCCATTGAAAAACAAACGTAATATGTTGTTCAGGTCGTCCAGATACCCACTTATTGTGGTACCTTTTGGCGTGATCGGCAGTGCTGGATTAGTGACCTTGTTTATAAGATCGCTGGGCATCAGCCTCTCCTGCCGTCAGGCCGCATATCCACCCTAGGTGCGCCTAGTTTCCACGTTACTCCTGCCCCTGTGGATTCAATCTTGATCGACATTTGCCGACCCCGTACCCGTGTAAACACCTGCCCAGTAAACTCTTCTACAGGCACCACAGCCGTTCTGGTGACTGTTGCACTGCTGTTACCCCCCACTGAGGCTGGGTCATACCGCCCAGAACCTGAGTTCTCCAAGGGGTTTAAAGTCATGGTGGCCGCAGGAGAATCCGCTGTAGAGCCTTCAAACGTCATGTCAGGCAGCATCTTGTTAACCAGCATGAATCGGTCACCATCGTCCAGATCGAACTGTGTAGAGGTGATATTTGCCGTAAATGCTGTGGGTGTGCCGGTCTCGTTGTCATCTACACCTTTTTCGTGGTTGACCAGTTTGTTACCAAAAGTAGCAGCTACAGGGAACTCGCGGAGGTCAGAATCAAGCCACGCAGAACGGGATAAGTTGCCGTAGTACCAGACGTTTTCAACGTAGTTATACACCACGTAGCGGTCATTCTGAGTAACTCCTTCAGAACAATAGAACCACCATATTTCGTCAAACTGCTCGTTAGAACCACAAACTACTTGGTCATATTGGTCGGAATTAAAATCGTCAAAAACGTAGCTACGTACCTCGCAGGGTAGAGTTTTAACAGTACCATCGTAGTAGTAAAACTTGCTTGTGCCCATCCAGTAGGCAATATTGTTTGAGTACACCGCCGCATTCGGGCTGGCTATGGTGATGTTTGAACCTAGAAGCTGCGCTCCCCATACTTCTGGAGCACCCAGATACTGAAGGCCGTACAAAGCTGCATCAGTCCACACCAGCACTTCTTGTCGAGCTTGTATGGCTTGTATGATTTCTGTACCGTCTGACAGCCGTAAACTACCTGCTTGGTTAGTAGCAGTAGGGTTCCAATCCGCTATGTCTTCTTGGTCTGACCAACGTATAAGCATGGGGTCTATTGCAGAGGAACCTATGTCATTTGCTCCAAAACAAAATGCAAAACGGAATATGTCAGAGACAAACCCTATATTGGCAATAGTAGGAACTTGGCTGGCTCCACCCAAAGAACTTACCAAAACACCTCTGGTAGACACTCCACTGCTGGCGTCCCAGTAGTACAGAGCACCGCCTCTCGGTACAAAGAACAAATCTTCACCAAAATTAGACTGACTCCAGAGCCTCATGGGAGCCAGAGTGCTGCCTCCTGTGCCCCACGTACCGCTACTCCAAGTGCCTGCACCCCATCCAGTAAACGGCACCTCTATCTCGTTGCCGGTGTTTATCTGATATGTACCTACGACAGAAGCCCCGCCGTTGCCTGTATCTGATGCGTTTGCGGTTACTGTATTGCCGTTAGTGTCCTTAGCTTCTATGGTGTACGAATCATCGTCTATACGCGTAGCTATTTGATATTCTTGGTTTAATACGGCTGCGGTTATGTTACCGCCCAGCGAGACTGCACCAGAAAAAGTTACAAAATCGTTCTGCACTGCGCCATGCCCTGTATCAGATACAGTTATGGTGGCATCGCCGTTTACGGCTGCAAACGTAACATCGCCCGCTGCTGTAGTTACTCTAATAGGAGTAATATCGTTGTAAGCCCCACCTTTCTCAATGTAATACTTGAGGTGAGTACCTACAGAAACAAGGTTTTGTAAACTAAGAGTGGCCCAGTTAAACAGGGAACGTGCTACGCCTAGATAAGTATTGGAAGAAAGCTGTTCCCAACCACCTATTTTCTGAGGCAGGCCACGTCTGAAGCGCACCTTGTCAGTCTCGTACCACTGACCTTCGGCGGCGTATCGGGTGGTTTCTCTGTTTACACCCGGTTTGAATTGTAGTTTTCTGACAGCCATCTAAACCTCATTCCGCATACTCGCCACTGGCAATCATGTCGGTTACCTCCAAAGCACGGCCACCAACTTGTTTTGCCCATTTAGAGTCCAAAAACTCTACAGCAGCATCTTTGTAATTACCTGCTTCCATAGCAGCTAATGCGCGTCGAAAGCCACGTAAACGCGTAGCTCCGAGGTTAAATGCAATGTCAATCATAGCATCTTTTCGGACATCATCAAGATCGTTAAACCACGCGTACTCTGTGGCTAACTCCTTGATTACTCTGGTAATATCATTCTCTAAAAGGAAATCTACCTCTTCGTCAGACAGTCCGATGCCGTTTTCTGGGTCTATATTACGCCCAATACCTACCGTCCAGTATCCTTCGGGGCATTTGTAAGCCACATGGCGGCCATTAGTTTTGACCTCGCCCTCGTGGCGTTTAAGCATTTCTAACAGTTTTTCCATATTATTTCTTACCGTTACTGCCGCCAAAGAAAAACGCTGAGATACCAGAAACAAGGCCCCCGAGATACCCCAATACGAGGTTCACCACCCCGTCATCATTGGCGTCAGGCGGCTGTAAGGTCACCATAAAGATATAAGCAAGAAATCCCATTAAGCTAATAACCGCAAATATCTTCGGTGTCGGGTCATCTCCAAACACGCGCCTAGCGTCCTTCCGGTCTTCAACTTCAGTCTTGAATGACTCTAGGTTGATCTCCATCTCTTTCAGCCTGTGAGCAAAGTCTTTATCGGCCTCTTTGAGCAGTACCGCTTTCTCTGGCTGCCGCTCGATAAGGTCTTCAATTTCGTTTGCTGTAGCGTCTGGTATACCCAGCTTCGTAGCCGCCATCTTTACGGCCATTCCAGCCATTGGGCCTCCTGCTGCACTAGCTATAGTAGGAGCAAGAGATTTAAGTAGTCCGCCTAGTTTCATTGAAATAATAGTACCAGTTGGATAATTAACCTAAGATCAGCTATCGCTTTTGTCTACGCCGTCGGCGTTTTCCTCCGCAACAATTTCATCGATAGTGTCACAGACATCAGGAACTACCACGCCAGCGGTAGCAGACAAAGCAGAACGACCTACAGCCCGGACTCCCTTATAAAGCTGTGAGCAATAAATTTCCTTGTTGTCAATTACACCCTGTACAGACGTGCAGCTAGATAAAGTAAGCATTGCTGCCAAAAATAGTATTCTCATTAACTTGCCTCCAAAAATTTCCTAGCTTCTTCGTTGATTGGTTTTTCGTCATCTTGATCATCTAGAAATTTCTTTAGCCTATCCTTGTAGCCGTCCATAAAATGATCGGTAACTCGGTCTTTCAGGTCGCCCCTGTCAGCAACTCTGGTGTCTTTGCTGGGGTTTATATAGTCCGGGCCGGTATTGCTGAAGTACAGCATAGTCTGCGAGCTTGATGGGCCATAGCAAAGGCGTGGAATTCTAGCCACCATATCGCTGCCCTGCACACAGGAAATTTGATTATCAAGAGTCATTGGCTTCTTGAAGCCCTTGAAAAACACGTTCGGCTTACCGAAGGTAATCAAGTTTATGTTGTCGTGCTTACCGTTCAACATAGAGGCAGACAGTTCTGCCAGCGCACCACCGAGGCTATGGCCGCAGATCAAGGTGCGTTTCTTGGGGTCAATGTGTTTCTTAACTTCTTTCCAGACTGACTTGTGGGCCAGTGTAAACCCACCGTGGCACACTCTACCCGCGTATGGCACGGGTAATACAAAAGCATCTGTTAACCAATCCCTGCCCTGCTGTGTACCCCTGAAGGCAACGACATCTATGGATTTACGTTTTGCTATATATACTGTAGTAGATGTCCACTTGCTTTCGATTTTGATAGCGTCTTTGTTGCTATCCTTATAAGCCTTCATAGCCCAACTACAGGCCATATTGAGCAGTACGGGATCAAGTTTCATTTATCAGCCTTGTTCTCTAGTCTTTTGAATATTGCACCAAGCATCTCTTTGATTTCGCGTATGTCTTCGCGGTAATCATCCTTGGCAACATATTTCTCAGGTATTTGTTTAAGGTCTGCGTCTATGCGATCTAACAATACAAAAACGCGGTTAACTAACCAGCCACCGCCAAAACTTATTAGGCCAAGAAATATGTTAAACCCTGTCTGAAATTCCATCACTCTACCGCTACGCTAGTAATCACCATAACAATCGTAAATATCCCCAGCAGAAGACCGCCTATTATACTTATGTCGATCATTGCTGCTCTGGCTTCGGCTTTTTGTTTAGCCTCGGCTATACGCATATTTCGTAACTTTGTCCGCTCCCTGATCATGTCGTGCCAGAGATTGGCATTGCCCGTCCAATAGAAAAGGTCTTTCAGTTCTTTCTCTAACTGAACCGCTTTCTGCTTATGTAAGGTAATCTCTAGGGCTTGTGCCTCAATCGACTTACCACCAAACAGCTTTTCTATTTTGCTGGGATTAGTGGCTTTCTGTTCAAGTACACTAATCTCTTCACGCGCATCCCAGAACTTACTGATTGCTCTGGTCATGTCACCCAGTTCCCGACCCTCGTTTACCGCCGTCTTCATGAAGCGGTAGGCAGAGGCGCACACTTGTACTGCTGCTATGATCTCTGCCGCCATTAGTAGATTTTCACCCCGTCCTGAGTCGGGTCTACCAGTATTGGCTTGCAGTACGCAGATACAGGACTTGATGTGCTGGGTGATGCCCTCCTACGCAATCTTTGAGCAAAATAATTGCATCTGTTTAAGTCATAAAAACACATAGCCTGATCGCAAGCATCAGACTGCTGTTCGCCTCCTATAAGCACAACCAATACAAAAACGTGGATCATAGATCATGGTTCATCAGGCCAAGTAATCGCGTGTGGGAACCCTGCTTGTGCTGGAACATCCCGTAGTGCTTGTCGGTAGGTTGCCCATTCAGATGACATCGTAACGTCCGACAGCCCCATCCAATCTGTATCTTTTAGCTTTTGGTCGCGTTCAGACCTGACTGCTCTTGCTTTTTCTGTATCCAGTTGAGCCTGATATGCGGCCTCTTTCTCGGCTTTAGTGCCGTCACTATCCGTAGTGAAACGGTCTTCCTCTTCCCACACCTGTGTCCATTTGCCACCAACCTGTACTGGCGTTCCCTCAACAACAATCTTCATGTCAGAGGACGCTGCTGGCATATTGACCGCAGTAATTTCATCCCATCCTAGGTCGTTAAAAGTATCAACAATTTTGCTGAAACTGACATTCTTATGAAGTTCCTTGACTTCTGCCTCACTCCGCACAATCGCGGAATCTCTGTTGCGATACATCGGCATTATATTTACCTCTAGGCTACCAGCCTTTCTTCAATCTGTTTAAACGGTGCTTCCCACCGGCCAAATTCTTCCTGTCGGAAAAGCCTCATGCTGTCGTAATAGGGCGTGGAGTCTCCGTCCTTTGCGTATAAAAAATAAGGCATGATTGGTGTCACCACCCAAGTATCTATGCCCATAGCCGCTGACAGGTGCGACACGCTCGTACAGCTTGAAATTACAAGGTCACAACCTGCTGTTGCCTTTTGTGTATCCTTCCAAGTATCCAGCGTAGCTTCCTGCACCCAAGCAGGTTTAGCTTCCGCGCCTTCATCTCGTTGTAAGGACACAAACTCAGCATCTACATTTTTCACAGCCTCAAACATTAACTCATAAGGAAACCTTTTATGATGTTCGTGTTCAAATGCACTGCTTCCTTGCCACCGTAACCCAATACGCTTTTTGCTGCCTTTTTCTACTTCAGGCTTATCAATATAAGATTCCCCCGAAATGTCACCAAGCTCAAAACCTAAAGGCACTACGGCACTCATCCCCGCTACCCAATAATCGTGATAAACACCAAAGACAGCGTTATGCTGAACTACCGCTGATACTCCTTCAACATCCGTGAATAAAGGAACAAGGTATCCGCTGCATCCCACAACAACTTTACAGCCTCTAGCGGCTATGTCCTTAGCATAACGAACCTGATGTATCTGGTCGCCCAAACCACCTTCCAGATAAAGCAACACAGTACCTTTAGCTTCGCCATCCCACTTGGGCGTGGGTACGTTGGGAGCAGAGTTACCAAAAACACCCGCAATCCTGCCCTTATCCATCAGCCGATAACCTTCCTGTATTCTGCCTTTCCGCAGATAATGCCAGCCCCTGTTATAAGCTGCTCTCAGGTTGTCAGGCTCTTCGAGTTTTATTTTTTCTGCTAGTCGCCAAGCCTCCTCAAAGTTACCTTCAGTCGCAGCGGCTAACTGTAAATCTAAATCTTTTACTTCTGGTTCTGTTTCCTTGTCAGACCAAAACTCAGGCTGGCAAAACTCGTTGTAATAATGACCTAAAACATCCTTAGCATCTTCGCTATGCTGTTTTTCAAGCGTAGGCTTAATGTCATGTAGTCCTGCTACACCGTGTAATTGTTCATCGTCTTCCTTAACACTTTCGCCATCAATGTTTTTAAAATCGTATTCAAAAGGTTCCAGCTCAAGAAACTTATGAATGCGTTCTAGTTCTTTTTCTGGCTGCGATAAAAGATTTTCATATTCAACAAAATAAAAGCATTCAGGAAACGCCTCGTAACCATCCCTGAGAGTTGCATATGACCCCTTTAAATGCGCTATCAACTGTCCTGAGTACATGAAATCATTTAAATCTTCTGGCTTTGCTAGTCGTACAAATGAGGCTGCACACTCCGGTATGTTCCTCACTGTCGCGATTATCTTTGGCTTTCTGTCTAACACCTGATGCATTGCACCTAATATAACTTTCAAAGGCCACGTTCTTGCCTTATCAATGACTACGGATTCAGGAACATCGTAGAAGGCATCAATCGTTCCCCGCATTGTTTTTACTAATTTCTTTCTTTCAGGGTCATTTTCTCCTAACAAATTGCTCTCGCTCCAGATGTTAGCAAGACTGTCTAGCGCATAAACTAACCCAGACGTTGTGGAAACATGAACGTCCGTATTTTGATTGAGAATCGCAGCTAGAACAGTAGAGCCGCTTCTCGGCAATCCTGATAAAAAATTAAGGTTCATAAAAAGCCAGTGCCGAAAATCTATAACCAATAGCTAGAGCCTTCCAGCTTGTTAGACTGCCTACTTGTTTCGGAGATGAATAATCAGTCCCGTTTCCAAGCCCTAAAGTGCCATAACCACCTGCTCCCCACATCCATAAAGTGCCGTCTGTCTTAATACATCCCATCGTCCTATTACCACAGGCAGCAGGTGTTGCCCAGTCTGTTAATGAGCCTACTTGCTTTGGAGAAGAGTAAGATGTGGTGTTTCCTAATCCTAAAACGCCATAACTTCCATTGTTACCCCAAGTCCATAATGTTCCATCAGTCTTAACACACGCCATAAAATCCGAACCGTTGGCAGGTGTTGCCCAATTAGTTAAAGCGCCAACTTGTTTGGGTGAAGAAAGGTCAGTTCTTGGAGAGCCGTGTCCCATTTGACCGTTCCCATCATCTCCCCAAGTCCATAATGTTCCGTCTGTCTTTACAGCCACGCAGGACAGCTTGGTCATGTCTACTTCTGCCCAATTTGTGAGAGAACCAACTTGTTTAGGAGAGTTCCTGTTTGATACGTCACCGTGTCCCAAGCAACCCCTAGCACCTCTACCCCAAGTCCAAAGTGTTCCATCGGTTTTTATTGCCGCACTCCTACCTTCTCCACCTGCGGATATTTTTGACCAATCGGTTAGTGAGCCTACCTGTTTGGGAGATGAGTAATCAGTGAGGTTTCCAAGTCCTAACTGACCCACTGAGTTATCGCCCCAAGACCACAGCGTACCGTCTTCTTTTAGCGCTAAACAATGTACATCCCCCATAGCTACATCTGCCCAATTCGTGAGAGAGCCTACTTGTACGGGAGATGAGTAACTGGTGAGATTGCCCAACCCTAGTTTACCGTCTGTCTGATTTTTGCCCCACACAAACAGCTTACCGTTTTTAATTGCCGCTGCTGCGGGTTTTGTAGA